GCCTGACTGTATGGCGGGCTCTTCGGCGCCATAGTAAGCGTATAGGCTAAATTGGGGCAAGTAATAGACGTCTCTCGCGTTTAATGGATTCAAAAGTATAGTGTCTGGTATTAAGCTGTAGCCTTCAATTATTGCTTTAGCTTTCAAAATATCCTTTGTTCCAAGCCCACCCGAAATGGTGAACTCCGAACCTGTAGCGCTTAAACTTGTGCCTGTCGCAGCGAAGCTGTTTCCCGCGGCTGAGTCTATGACTGTCTGACAGTCCTTGTCAATCGTGTAAGCCATACGTCTTGCAAGTCGGCGCAGCTGGTCTTCAATGACGGGTATGTAAAGGTCCTCTATGCTTTCTCTTGTTATTCTTTCCCTCAACCCTTTCTTGTAGGGTGTCACGGTTATGTAAGTGTATGGCGTGTAGTCCATTGGCATTTCGCTACCTTCAGCCACTTCAGTTATGGCTGCAGCCCGGGAACCACTTTGCTTGACAAAAGTTGCTGTTTTGCCCGCTACCAATGGAAATTCAGGGAACAATTTTTTGACAACTAAAGCTGGCATTGTGAGTTCAATTATCTTTTTATGGAGCGCCGGATAAGCTATTGCACCAGAGTCAACCCAAGTGAAAGCGTCTCTAAAAAGCGACATGCTCAATCACCCCATTTACGGCGTCAAGCACACTATTTGCTGAGCCACTGCAACCATGATTACGTCACCATCAGCTGAAGCAGTTTCCAAAGCTATGCCGACAATGAAACTTGCGCTGAAAGTGTATGTTGATGTTCCGCCCTCGTTTACAGGCTGGTCTGCAACGTCTGCCGGGACAACTTTGCTGCCTGTTCCAGCTACAACATGTGCGCCCGCTGATATGGCTGCGCCGGCAGTCATGTAAACGATTGGGCAGCCCATGAGAACTGAAACTTTTTGGCCTGAGGAAGCGTTGGTTACAGCTACTCCTATCACTTTGTCTGTTCTGGCTGCCGCGGGTGAAACAGTCATTGCAGCGCTTACGTAAACCGGCTGCCCCTTGCTTATTGCTGCGCCAGCCGTGAAGGCTACAATTTGTCCTGGAAGGCTGTATATGTTGCCTGCCACACGAGCATCAAAAGACATAACAAATCACCTTCTACTGGAAACCGACAAGCTTTTTGTGAGCCTTCAGCAAGTCTTTGAACCAGTCGTAGTTTGCCAAAGCGTCCTTTTCGAGAACGTCAACAGCCACAACGCCTTTTCCAGCGGAGCCTTTCTTTTTGGCTTCGCTTACTGGCGCTGGAACTTTTTTGGCTTCTTCGGCTTCCTCAGCCTCTTCTGCTTCTTCCGCTTCTTCGGCTTCCTCACCCTTTTTGGCTTCAACCTCGCTTAAACGTTTGGAAAGTTCGCTTAGTTTTTTGCTAAGCGTTGACTTTTTGGCGCGTTTGGCAAGTTCAGCTTCAAGAGCCTTGACCTTTGCCTCTAAAGCTTCGATGGCTTCGTCGCTCATTTCACCTTTGATTTGCTGCATGAGTTTTTCAAGCTGATTCATGAAGTCTTGATATTCCACTTGTTTAGGCGACTGTTCTCCTGGAGCAACGTTTACGGTTGCCTGTGCCACTTGTGGTGAAGCTTTCTGCTCCGCGTTTGCGGACATGGGCTTCACCTCATTTTGCTTGTTTAAAGTTTTGTTTTCAGGTTCTTGCAGCCCTTCCAGGGGCTTAGAACCCACATTATCACCTTTAACAGATGACTGTGACTCTGGCTTCTCGATTACGCCAGACTTGCATAATGATTCGAGAACGGCTCCCCATTGAGCCTCGTTCATGGCTGCGTAAAAGCCGAGCGGTTGAAAACTCGTGTTCTGGTAAGCTGGGCTTGCGACAATGCTTAATTCTCGAACTTTTGGTTTGCGGACAACTTCCCAAGCGCCTGGGCAAAGGTGGACAAGTCTTCCCTCTTTGCGTGTGGGACGTTTACACTTTGAACATTCTACTTCATCGCTGTCCACTTGGATGCTAACATGCGTAACGTAGCCCCTAATGATTTTGTCAATTAACCTTTCGTCTCCAACTTCAGCTCTGAAGTTAACATGGTCTTCATCAAGTGCTGCACCGACAACTTTGCCTATAACCATCAAGGCGCTTTCTGCATGATCAACTCGAAGCTGTGCGCCTTTCAAGGAATCCACAATGTATTGAAGGTCTTCTTTGGGCACTTGCCACTTGTTAGCGTTTACGCTTGTGTCTATGGCGACTCCTTCAATGTTGATTAAACCTTCTTTTATGGCGAACTGTGCCTTTTCACCTTGCTCGACAGCTTTGAATGGCACATAATATTTCAACTGCATTTTCTTCTCAACTCCATTAAGATTTTTATAATTAGGCTTAAAGACGTAAAAAACACACCAAAACCGAAGCCAATTAGAAAATCAGCGATATTCAACATTGGAGCTCACCTAAAATTTTGAGCCGACGAAGTTTCCGCCTTTTCTTGCGGTCTTTACCCATGATTATTTATTCGCCAGCGTAGCATTCCTCGCAGTATAGGTTTCCTTTGCTGTCCATGAAGTAGCCTTCAACTGCGTTGTCGATTAGTTTTCCGCATTTTACGCATTTGCCAACATAGTTGTGGGTTATTTCGTCGCTCATGACTGGACACCTCCAACCCTACTCCAGAGCCTAAAGCTTGTCTGCGCTGTTGCACCGTTCACGTAGCGGACTCTCACGTATCGGTATATCGGCTTATGCTCAAGGATTGCTACTGCATTCGCTGAGACACTGGCACTTTTGACGCCTAAGACCCATGTGGTGTTGTCTGGGCTTTCGTCAATGAACAATGTGCCCGCTTGGTCGGCCAAAGCTGCAGCCCTGATAAAGCCGAGAAAACAATATGGGCTGGAGCTGTCTACCTGCGTGTCCCTCGCGGTGCCGGTGAACGATGCGCTTGCGCCTAAAGCCGTAGTGGTGTCCGTGTATGGCGTGGCGAGCAGCTTTTCAACAACCCCGACATAACCTATCCTGTTAGCGCCAGACTGCAGGAAAGCTGGTATAGCCAAGTTGCTGGTGCTCGATTGCCCGGCGCCTTGGGTGAGCCAAACGCCGGCCATTTCCGGATATACGACTACAAAGTCGGCGTAGATTATGGCTGTGCCGCTAAGGTTCTTGATCGATATCGGCAGAGGCTTGTTGGGGACTTTCTGCCCTTGATAGCTTGCAATGGGGGCGCCGTCCACCCACATTAATACGTTGTCGGGCTCCCAGAGGATGGCGTAAACGTGGTAGCTTGTATCTGTAACTGTTGCGGCAGCCACTCCCTCTGACGAGTCAGCCGTGCTCTTATAGCGCAGGTAATTGCCACTCCAAACAACGCGGTCGTTCCCGCCGTCATCGAATCCTAATTGCAGGTTCCCCGGGGCAGATGTTTTAGCGACGACAATCAGCAAACCGTAAAGAAACTTCTGTATGCTCCGCACCTCGTCTCCGTTACTAATTTGGAGAATACTGCCGCCAACTGAGCAGTTGGCTGGGGAAGTCATAACGTTCCATTGGCTCAAATCGTCAAAATCGTCTCTGTAGATGTATCTGCCTGAAATTGGGATTCCGCCGAGCACTTTCTGGAAATCAGACAAACTCAAACTTGTTCACCTCCTTTCAGTAAACTATCGGGATTCGTTTATCATGAGCGGTAAAGAAAGCCTCTTGCCAGCTTCTGAACGATTGCCAATCTTCCAACATGCTTTTCTTCTGTTCCTTTGGATAGTAGCCTTCACATCCTGGAACGCTACATTTCGGGTGAGTCATGCCAAGCTCCTTATAATGCTTCAAAAGGTGGTCATGCGCTTTTCCGATAGCTTCATTCTTGCTCATATTTACTGGTTTGATGTGCGTCACGCGGGCCATAGCGTTCCGCAAATGGGGCAAGTCAATGTCTCCGTTTGGCTTATGATGGGGCAGATGGCGCAAAGTTCTTGGAACTGTTTTGCCCTCCTCGTCTTTTTCACCACCAGGCTCGATGAGAGCGAAGGCGGAATCTGGAAGATCGTTGATGTATGCAGTTGTCCATTTCGCAGCTTCAAAACTCATTTTTTACACCTCTTTGGTAATTTGATACCTGTAAAATTAGTCAATTCGGGAAATGTCCAGGTAAGCCTTCAAGAACCGTTTACGAAGCTCGTTCCAAGCTTTAAAGTCCAAGAGAAATTGGATTTCACTTTTCAAATGCTTCTCAAGCCAGTTTCTAACGCTGTCACTGTCTTTGAAGCGGGATTTATCGAAAATGTAGTTTTGAATTTCCCAACGGTCTGAACCTTTTACCCTTCCCAAAGTCATTTTAACGCCGTTTGTGATGGGTTTAACTCGAAACTTGTCAAACTTATCTGGGTCTTGAACCCTATAACGGAAAGTGTTTTCAGTTTCATCCAAACCAGGCATGATTATTCCTCAACGTTAACGTCAACAAGCTCAAGCCAACAGCGACAATTCTCATGCAGGTTAACTTTCCAAGTGTCTATCTCCTCGTCCCACTGCTCCGCATCCTTGAAGTATTTGGTTGGCTTCTCCTCATCCTCACAGACATACTCGTTACCCTCCAAAACTGAACATTCATCGCAAACTTTTTCGTCAGCCATTGTCCGGTAAGCGTAAATTCGCTGTGTGCCACGTTTTGGAAAACCCCAGAAAGCCAAGCTTAACCCCCGTAATTACTTAAGCCCCTTAAGCTTGCCGTTTTTATGCAGTATTGCTTGAAGCTCTTCAGGTGTTGATATTGGATATTCCTCTGGGAAGCCTAATTGTGTTCGCGCTTCTTTAGGAAGTATTATGCCCTTATCAACCAAATCGCCGAGATATTTGGCTTTATCCTGTATCGAAGCTTCCCAGATTGGTTTCCATTTCACGTGCGGAATCTCCACGCCTTCGCCGAATTCGCTTTCAATAAGTTGCTTGAAAAGGACGGTTTCTAATGTGTCGCCAATGATTTCCTGAATCATACGGAGCCTTGTAACGTATTCCTGCATTACGACTTCAGCTGTAGCTCTGTTGGTTCCCTCACTTTCTCCAAGGAAGATTTTGGGCACCCCTAAGACAGCTTCACGCTGTTTGTAAAGATAATCGAGCCACCATGTTATATTGACATCTTTCGTCAAACTTGGAACAACATCCACGTTTACGTCTCCACGCACGAAAACATCCGTGGCCGGCTTGCGGTCTCTGAAGGCTTCAACAAGCTGGGATAATTGTGTGTCGCTGAAGGGTCTTTCAGGCGTTCCAGCCTTAACAACAAGCATAGGCTTGGCATAAGTATGCACAATAACACCCATGTCATCTTCAAGTTGATCAATTAAAGCCTGAATCTTCAACAAGGGCCTTAACAAGCTACATCCATAATTAAATTCATACCACCAGCTTTTTGCTCCCCATCTGAACTGGCATATTTCGTCGCTTGCGAAAACAACTGGTGGAAAAGTTAAAAGTTGAATGTAGCCTAAAACTTGCCCGTAAGCGTCACGGCGCACCCTGCAATGAACTGGATCGAGAGGTTTAAGCCATTCAATTTTACCCGTTTCCTCGTTTCTGCACATTTCCAAATAAGCGTTTCCGAAGACAAGCATGTCCGTTGCGATTATGCGTAAAGTTTCCAGAATGTTTTGTTCGTCAAGCCAATTGTTAAGCCATTCTCGAACGTTGTCTTCTCCGCCTTCCAATTCGAACCCGTTGCTTATGGCTAAGTTAACTGTCACGTCAATTGAAGCTTTAATGTAGGGCGTGAAAGCGTAAAGGTCTTTATATTTTGGCAAATCCTCTATTGGGACTGCTCCCCAGAGGCGCTCCCAATATGCTGTGTATGGTGGAGTGACAAAGCCTGCGCCTGAACCTTTCAGCAAATACCTTGTTACGTAGCCCCATAAGACGTTGTCAGCTTTCCAGCTTACTGGAACCTCTTCTTCAATTTGTTTTTTGCTTATTTCAGGCGGATAAAGCCTTTGAGCTTCGAAGCCTTTTTCTTCTAAAGTGCTTTTCCAAGGCATGTTATTTACGCTCCTTCATGAGTTTGTAAAATAACCGTTTGTTGTTTTTCTTTCCGTTCAATTGTTATGCGGATTTCCTCGAGAACCACGTTTTTGGTTACGTCAACGCCGTTAATGTAGATGTGCAAGTCATTTGGAGTGCAGTTTAGTTTTACGCCTAAAGCTTTTACATCACTATTGTCTTTCGCAACAAAGACTTCTTCTTCCATAGTTTTTCACCTTAAACACTGTCAGCAAGTGATAGTAAACCTATGTCCCTACGTGTGGAGAATGACGGGGACAGTTAAAACCTCCACATTATTCTAATGTCAAGCTGACATCATTTCCACACGCTTTAGGGTAGGTTTT